TTTAATGCGCTCCCTGCGCTCTTCCATCCTTTGCAGTGCCGAATGTAGCCGGTAAAACTGGCAACGCAGCTTCGCACGGTATCTACGTCCACGCTTCCCCGCGCATAGCAGCGCGACAGCCCTTTGAATCTGCGCGCAGCCCGGCGCACAATCCGTTTGCGCGGCAAAAGATGACTTGTCCAGTGCCGATAGCCCGCGAAGTCCACGCCATGACTGGCCGGGAACACGCGCGTTTTCTGGTTCAATGCCAGCCGCAACTCACATGCCAGATAGTCCCGTATCTCCGCGAGCAATCGCCACAGTTCGGCCTTGTCGTGGTGCAGAATGACAAAATCATCCATGTAGCGGACGTAATGCTTCACGCCAAGGTCATCCTTGACATGATGATCCAGCACATCCAGATAGGCATTGGCGAAAAGCTGACTGGTCAGCGCCCCAAGAGGCAGGCCGCGCCCGTTCTGAATGCAGTCGCATTTAGTCACCAGCGCATGCACCAGACGCAGCACATCCTTGTCGCCTATGGTGCGGGCGATGATGCGCAGCAGGATATCATGGTCGATGCTGTAAAAGTATTTCGAGATGTCAGCCTTCAAGACATAGACCGTGCCCCATTCCGCCTCAGCCATGTGCAGCAGGCGGGAAAGATAAAAACTGGCGGCATGAGTGCCCTTGCCCTTGCGGCAGGCAAAGCTCATGTCCATGAAGCGGCGCTCGAAGTACGGGCCGATGACCTGCACCAGCGCGTGATGCACAACGCGGTCGGCATATTCTGGGGCATGGATGACGCGGGGTTTCGGCTCATAGACCGAGAATTCACGATATGCGCCGGGCCGCCATTGCCCGGAAATAAGCTGCTCGCGCAGACGCAGCAGGTTTTCCTCCAGCCGTGCGTTGAACACCAGCACGGCCTTGTAGAAACGCTTGCACCGGGCGGCCTCACGCGCGGCCAGCACAAGATTGTCCCACTCGGTCACGCGCGGCCAGATGTTCCGTGCCGTCTTCGGCATGACTGCCCCTGCAAGGTGCCCCCGTGCCACGTTCGCCGGAAGGCTACTTGCCGCACGGGGGCGCTGTTGTTTCCCGCTTTCGCATGCGGGGGGAGGCGGTTCCCTTTTGCCCCTGTGCCGTCCCCGCAGCCGTGACCACGGGGCATCTGACGAATCGGGGCGAGAGCGGAGCGAAACCCGATATTCCAATTGCTATTGGTTCGTATATTATTCAAATTGAGCGCAAACGGGCCGCACCCGGCACCATTATTCCAATTGCCGCCGCGAAGCGCCCTCTCACGAACGAACCGCCCCCTGCTGGCGGGTCTTCTTCAGCCCGCCAACTATGCGACCGATCTCCACAAGTTTTTGCGAAATCGGCTCGTGACGCCTTTCTGGAATGGCCCCGATCCTGATGCCAAGGCGCACCATGGCCAGCAAGACCTTGGCCTTTACGTCCACAAGATTAAGGTGACTCCAGCGGTTGCCGGATCGGATCGAAAGCTCCACCAGAGCGGCCTCCACTTCCCAGATGAGGTTGCGGATGTCCGCGCCCAGAGAAAATCTGTCATTCTTGGGCATGTCACGCAGGACGCAGGCAAAGACATACTCCGAGAGGTCTTCCCACTTCTGCTGTAAAATCAGGCCGCCGACAGGCTCATCCACAGCGTCCCCTCCCGCTGAAGCGTGGTGTTTTTGCCTATCATGAAAACGGCCCTGCCGCCAAGAGTCACCCGCGCAATTCCGGCGGCAGCTGACGGCCCTGCCGCTCGCTCAAATAGCTTTCCCGGCAATGATCTGCATCGCCCAAGCTGCGGGCAAGGGCATCCACCAGACGGTGCGGCCAATGCCTGATGCCGTTCACATGCCAACGCCAGCAATGGGCGCTGATGGTCTCATCCGCCCACCAAAGACCAGCAGGGCGGCGCAGCAGACGAAGCAGGGCCAAAAACGCCACAATCAACCCGGCCAAGGCATTGCCGAGCTGATCGAGGGCGATGAGCGTCTGCCGCAGATTATGCCGCAGCACCGCCCATCGGGACATTGTCTGTGTCATGTTTCACCCTGTCGCGTTCTTCGGCGCGCTTTGCGTTGTTGAATCGGTCGAGCGTCCCCACCAGATATCCGGTTATTCTGCGGATACGCTGGAAGGGGACGCCCTTCCCGACCATTTGGGCCGGATCGTCCATGGCTAGGCCACTTCCGGAAGATGGAAACTCACCTCTATGGACGCCACATCGTTCACGCTGACGGCGGCGTCGAGCATGTCCTCCATGGCTTGGCGCTGGCCCATGAGCGTGCCTGTAGCGAAGCTGAATGCCTGATGTTTGGCCAGAACGCGGCGGCAGAGTTCGTCCAGGGCAATCCCCCGCGCAGCGGAAAGCGCCTGTAGCATGGGGCACACGGCCTTGCTGTCGGCCTGATATGCCTGCGCCTCGACAACCTGCTGGTCAAAGGTCAGCACCTCATTTTCCGGATAGGTTGCCGTGATCGCGGCGGACTTGGCGTCAAAAGCGGCGTTGATTTCAGCCAGTTTGTTCTGCTTGGCCAGCTCCAGCATCGGGAAGCCGTCAATCACCTCCCATCCAGCGTCTTCGCTGTCACGCCTGGCCGTCTGGCCCACGGACAGGATGCTCCCGAATTCGTTGTCCAGCGTGGCGAAATCATCGTCGCCGCGCTTTACGGCATGAGGATATCCCCGATCTTCTATATAGGTGTCATTATCCTGCCGATACGTGGTACGGAAAGAATAGCTCATATGTTACCTCCAATTTGCTGCAAAATTTTCGACCGGCTTCGCCGGTGGGTTTGGGGAGGGGCCGTTGCCGCCTCCCCATATTGTCGCCTGATGTTTGGTCAATCCAGGGCTTCAGGGTTTCAGGTTTCAGGGTTTCAGGAAACGAAAGCGGAGCGAAACCCGAGAGACCAATTGCTAATGGTACGAATATTACCCAAATAGAGCGCAAACGGGCCGCACCCGGCACCATTATTCCAATGGCCGCCGCGAAGCGCCAAGCGTTCGCCGAAATTTCGTGTCCATATCCCTCCCTGAACGCCCGTAGTACCCATGGGCATGATGCCGAGGAGCTTCAACAGGGGCGGCACGGTCACGCCGGAGGCGGCGGCAAACTCCGTAATTGTGCTGTTGTTTGCGGAATTGCTGCCGGAGAGCTTGTTCTTGATGGTCGTGGCCAACGTAGGCGTACCCACGCTTACGTTGCTGCCGTCGCCCGTCTTCGGGGCTTCCACCTTCAACGTGTTCGCCGTGCCGGGATTGACCAGCGTTCCAGCCTGAAGGATGGCCTTCCACGCCGCGCTGTTGGCGCTCATGTCCACGCTGGCCAGCATGGCGTCGTTGTCGGGGATGATCTGGATCTCGCCCTCGTTAAGCCGCAGGCCCGGCGTCCATTCCCAGAGGTTGCCCACGAGGTCGCTAATGCCGTACGGCGTGCCGTCGTCATTCCACGCATCCGGCCCCGTGCCCGTCAATGTGGCCGCGCCGTTTGTGGTATCGTTGCCGGTGTCGCCCGGCCCAAAGGCCGTAGTCTGCATGGTGCCTACCTGGTGCGTCTTGGCATGGTTGCGGCCCCAGTTGGTGTTTCCGTAATAGACATGATCGCCCAGCTCCTTGTAGAGCCATAGGGCGCGGGCAGCCCACGCGGCGTTGCTGCACACCCCGAAGCCCGTGCCGAGGGCGCGGCAGGCCGCGACAGCCTGATCATGGTTGACGCGCACCCACGGTGCCTGCCGGGGCTGGGTCTGCACCTTCCCCCCGCTGCTCTGGCTCGCGAGATATTTGCCGATGAGGATCTCGCTCTTTTCCACGCCGTTGACGACGAAGGCAGGATGCACGCCGCTGCCGAGAGAGGCGTCGATGGTCTCAACACGGAAGCGCGGCACAACCACCATGATGTGCGGGTTGCCGTCATTGTCGCGCACCACAGTGTTGCGCCCCCCTGACGCAGCCTCGATTTCAGCCCGCAGCTTGTCGCGTACAAAGGAAACAGGCGCGGCCTGCATGGAGGCAGGGGCAACATTGGAGGGCGTGGGCAGCACGGGCGGGGTATCGAACGTCTTGATGCCCGAAAGCGTTTCATTGCCGGTCTTGTGGACGCATTTGTTGCTTTCCGTTCCGATGGCAGTGTTTACAAAGGCCGTGCTGGCAGACTTTGTGCTGTTGTCTCCGGCTGTTGGCGTAGGTACCACAGGGGAGGACGAAAAAGTTTTTGTTCCGGCGATGTTTTCATTGCCGGTCCGATGTGCGGCATTCCCCAGCTGGGCCGCGCCGTTCACAACGGTCTGCTGTGCATTCTGCAGTGCAGATACAGCAGTGTTCATTGCGTTCAACAATTCTTCAGACGTTGCCATGAGTTAATCTCCTTCTGTTTATTAAGCGTCCGTTCAGGAAGCATTGCTCTCTTGATAGCCAAGCTGAGTGCCTAAAAAGGACACCATTTCTGCAACCCGTGTCTCAACTGTGGTCAGGCGGTCTGTAACTGTGACCTGATTTGCCTGATAACCTGCAAGGGCCGTTTCATACGCGCTGTGCGTGTGATTTGTTTTGCTCAACGTGTCCCACAAATCTTCCAGCGACTGGTTGCCAACCATCACCGCCCGGTGCGTGGTCATGGGGACCAGTATGACGCGGTCTCCCGCATGCGCCAATGTGACGCCATCAACAACAATGTCGTGCGACACGATCTGCGAGAATACGTTGGCAAGTAGTTTTGTCTCTCCAGACATACTGTCCCCCGTCTGTGTGCGCCGGGGCTACACAGGCCCCGACGCACAGTCAAAAACAGAGTCTGCTACTACGCACCGGCCTGCTGGGCGTCGGGATCGTAGGCTTCCACCACGATCTGCAGCTTGTCGCTGTAGTCGGTGGCGGCGGCCAGGGAAGCGCCGGAGGCGATGCCGGTGTACTTGCCCAGTTCCACGTTGTTGTACTTCAGGTTGCCGGAGGTGGCGTCGGCGGACAGGCCGTCCAGCACGGTGGCGTTGGCGTGCTCGTGCTTCTTGGCCACGGCGTCGTCGATGTCGGTCACGGTGCTGGAGGGCTTGCCCTGGATGTCAGCCCAGTTGACCACCAGGTCCATGGACTCGACTTCGGCCATCTTCGTCCAGGTCACGGTGGAGCCGGACACGGTGGACAGATACAGGGCGGCGCCGCTGGCCACGGTAGCGTCGGCGGAGGCGTCGATGACCCAGCAGAGCTGGCTGTCGATGACATCGGTGAGGGCGTCGCGGGCGGTGATGTCAGGCGCTTTCAGCACGGGCGCCTTGTTGGCAAGGGCCGACTCCAAGCCGCTGATGGAGGTGTTGGTCTCGGAGATGAACTGCGACAGGAACTTTTTCGTCGCCTTGTCGTAGACGTCCTCGGAGTAGAACTGGACCAGGGAACCGTTCTTGTAAATCTTGCCGAGATTCAATGTGGCCATGATGGCACTCCTTTGGGGAAAAAGATTAATGAGTTAGGCGTGTTCCGCCTCTTCCACTTGCAAAACGAGCGCGGCCCCCGAGGGAGCAACGGCGTTATTGCCTACTATACTGACAGGAGCCACCACAGATCCGCCCACGGCTGTGTAGCCGGAGGGAGCCATGGACTCGCTGAAAACCGGCGTGACGGATGTGGCCATGCCGCTTTTGAGCTCAAGTTCCAAATTTGTGATGCGATCCAGAGCCAGAATGGTCTCCCTGGTATGCGCGGCTTCGCGCAACTCGCGCAGGGTCTCCTGCTGCTGATGCTCCAGAAGGGCGACCTCAATATCGTTTTCGCGGGCAATGCGGGCCAGTTCTGCCTTTGTGATACGATCCGACAGACGTACATCCCGTTCCATGGCGGCAGTCTGCACGATCAGCGCAGCATCCATCTCTGCCCTGAGCACACGAAACTGCTCTGCCGTGGCGTAGCCCTCGTCCATGATGTTGATCGTCACCTGTGCGTCAGTGCACTGGATGATGGGAACGGTCACGGTATGGGTCAGCGACTGGCCATCCGTAGGCAGCACCTTGTAGTAGCGGGCATGATTGGCGTAGGCGTACAAGACATCTTCATCATCACCCTCCAAGTGCCCGATGACGCCCTGCTCATAAATCCACCAGCCGCCGATATGTGCCGGGATGGTGGCGTGTAACAGCGTCACGTTTCTGTCGTGTTCGTCACGCGTCTTGGTGTCGATGGGCATGCGGTACTGTTCATGCACAAGGGCCGTAACGGATGGGTCAGGCGTCACCGCCTGCATGTTGGCGTCGCCTACGGCGATGTGGCTCAAGACCACGGCCTTGCCTTCGGCCAGTGCGCGGGCTTCGAGCTCCGCGCCCGCGTCCGTTAGGACGGCATAGTATTTCGGGGTTTCTTCGGACATGGCCTACTCCTGTTCCGCGCGGGCAAAGCCCACGCGCGATGATGTTTGCGCGGCAAAGGCAATCGCCGTGCGACAGTTGATGGGCGGATGTGACTCCTCCCCGCCAAAGGCCACGCGGGAGGCGGTCTGCGCGGCAATTCCGATACCCACAACATGGGAGGCGGACGGTTGCCGCAGGGGCGAATGCCACGCAACAACCTTGCCGTCCCTGACGAGCGCCACGCTGGATATTGTCTGCGAGGCAAATCCAACAGCGAAACGATGACGTGGACGCAGTGGGCACGGAGGCGGAAAGTATGGGGTGATGCGACCTGCTGTGTTCCCGTCCACACGCAGGTAACGAGTATGGCGTTGAGCAGACGGCAACGGGGTATAGAAATACGGCGCTATGCGACTTTTTGTGTCGCCATCCACACGGATGTAGCGAATTGGACGGACAGAGCTTTCCTTCGTAGGCGCGAACCACAGCCCCAGCGAGCTTTCCGTAAGGCCACCTGTGCTCACGCCCGTAAGCTGCCGCTGACGCGGCGGCTCCGGCGTGATGAAATAAATGGCCGTGTTCCGGCAGGCCGTGATACCGGAGAGTGCCAGGGCCGTGCGCTCCCGCAGGGAAACCGGGGCGGGTTCTTTGAACCGAAGACTGTTGGTAAACGTACCCGTGCGGCTGCGCAACCCTACGCACACATGCTCATACAGGTTTTCCGTGCTGCGCGTTTCAAGATAATCCAACCAGCTGCGGACATTTTTATATTCGGAGATGAGTCGGAAGGCGTTTGCAGCGCTGGTCGCATCAAATACCTCCCCCGTCACGTCAAGGCTGACTCGGAAGAAATAGGGGCGGCCACCGTAACTGAACCATTCCGAAAGCTCTGTCGGCAACCGCAGGGCGGTCACCAGGGCATTCTTCACTGCCCAGGGAGTGCCCTTGCGACGATGCAGCAAGAGGCTGCCCTGAACGAGTTCCCGTTTGGCCTGTATATCCACGGTAGCTTCGTAGCCCTCCACATGGAGCTGCCAGGCAAGTATATCCAGCACGTTGCCCGGCAACTCTGCCAGCCCATCGGAGAGGTCGGACAGGCGCGTCATGGCCGAAAGCATGGGCACGGGGTTTACAAAACCGCTGTCATTGGCCAATCGGGCATAAAGCAGCACGTCGGGGATGGCCCGTACGGATTTGATGAACGCAGCGTCGAGGGCGTCGGCCGCCGCCCGCATGGTGGGGTCGGCCGCAATGGAATGCACGAGAAGATCGCGGAACGGCGTGGAACCGAGATACTTACTCATCTTCCACCCCGCCGAACTGGAGATTGATGTCCGTCTCCCGGGCAATCTGCGTGGCCGTCAGGGCGGTGAACGCGGGCAGGGAGAGTTCCACCCGCTTGGCCCCGGCCTGCTGCACCAGGGAGATGAGGCGGCTGGGAACGATGTCG